TAGTAATATTATTAAATGTTGCAAGGGAATAAAAAAGACTTGCGGCGGTTATATTTGGGCTTATGTATAGACTTAAAGAAATACAGGACGCATTATTGCACGTCGTCGGGTGGGAACAATCATACGACCCGGCAAAGGCGATAGACGACAATTTAACGCAGACGGAAAGCGGTTTGACGTTTCAAGGAGCGCACCCCCTTGTTACTTTGGATAATGTCCGGGCAATCGTCCCGTATGATTTCGTTTTTCAATATCCCGAATGGAATATGATAATTGAGTACAAACAGGGGGCAAAGGTTCGCCACAACAACGAAATTTGGATTGCCCGAAAGGACAACCAAAACGAGGAACCAACCAAAAGCGATTTTAACGAAGATTTCAACGGCGATTTCGGCAACGAATTTTGGGGCGTTTACAACTATCTTTCCGACTATTTGGAACGATTGACCCGCAACGGTATTGCGCAAATGGTACAAACGTTCACGCAGGTAAAAGGATTGGATAAGGAAACAAAGAACCTTTTGGAGCGTCGCACGTTCTTTGACGGTGCGGGGCGTATCCGGGCGACGTTGCAAAATACACATAAGTTGGTCGGGTTTGAAATTGTCCCGGTTCGTTCAATGGGGGTAACAATGAAAATCGAACAAATCGGTTTGCAAATGACAGGGGCAACGGGTATGGTTCGTATGTATCTTTTCCATTCGTCGCAAATCAACCCGATAAAGACGTTTGATTTGAATTTTACCGTTACAAATGGCGGTTTTCAATGGTTCCCGTTAAAGGACTGTTATTTGCCGTATATCAGCGACGCAACGAACGCCGGGGGGTCGTGGTATCTATGTTACAACCAAGACGAATTACCCGCCGGAATGGAGGCAATAAACATGGTTAAGGATTGGAGCCGGGAACCGTGCGGAACGTGTACCGGGTACGGGTTGGAGAGTTGGAAAGAAATAACCAAGTATTTACAGGTTACGCCGTTCATGTTCAACGCCCCGGAAACATTCGCCGAATACCCGGAATTGTGGGACGTGGCGTTGACGATGTACACGACAACGCAGAATTACGGGTTGAATTGCGAAATAACCGTTGGTTGCGACCTAACGGATTTTATCGTTAAAGAAAGGCAGATTTTCCAAACCGTTATACAACGTCAAGTCGCCGCAACCGCTTTACGCACGTTGGCAATGAACCCCGATGTTAAGGTAAACAGGAACCAAGTAAACGCAACCCGGTTGGAAATACTTTACGAGTTGGACGGCAACACGACCGGAGTACGTCCGGGCGGTTTGGGTTATGACCTTAAAAAAGCATACGAGGCGTTGCGATTAGATACGCAGGGTATCGACCGCATTTGCCTTACTTGTAACAACCACGGCGTTAAATACCGTACAACGTAGTTGGATTATGGGGGGTATGCAGTCAATACAGGATTTACGCAATAACGTTGACCGTTTCAACAATGGTTTGTCGTCCGGGTTATATATCCGGGAAATAATCGACGACGGAATGACAACGGCGTTTATTATCGACGCCAACGCCGAGGAACAATTGTTTGAACAAGGTATTAACCGTTTGGGCGTGGATATTATGGATTATATGCCATATACCCCGTTGACGATTTCCATTAAAGAGGAAAAAGGACAACCGACGAACCGGGTAACATTACGGGACGAAGGGGATTTTGAAAGTAGTTTTTATTTGGAGGTCGGCGACAAACAGTTTGAAATTAAGGCGTCGGATTTCAAAACCGAAGATTTGATAAAAAAGTACGGGCGGCAAATATTGGGATTGACCGACGAAAATATTGCGTCGTTGATTTGGCAATACATTTACCCCGATTTGTTGAAAAAAGCAAAAACCGTGTTATATGGCAAAGAGTAATAAAATAATTCCGATAATCCCAAACCCGGTTTTGATTGACCGGGTTATTGGGAATATACAAGCCGGGTTAATGGATAACGTCGATTGGTTGGATGTCGTGTTTGGACGTGCGCAAAGGGTCGCAAAGATTATCAACGGCAAACGCTATTTCACGCCCAACGTATATGCGGGCGGCACACAGTACCGAGGCAACAACGATTATATCGACGTATCCCCGGACGCCAATATTGGCAATTTTGGGTTCTTTTGGGTTGACGACCCGCAAAACGTGGGTTGGGTTCCCAAAGAGCAAAGCACAATAAAAGCCCCGTTTGCGCTTATTGTGTGGTTTGACTTGCGCAAAGTATATCCGGGACAACTCAACAACCGGAATACCGAGGCGTTAAAGAACGAAATATTAACCGTCTTAAACGGCGGCTTTTGGTTAAAGGACGGAACCATTGAGATAAACCGGGTATATGAGTTAGCCGAAAACGTGTACCGGGGTTTTACGTTGGATGAAGTCGATAACCAATATTTATTGCACCCGTTCGCCGGGTTCCGGTTTGAGGGTATATTGTCAGTTTCGCAACCTTGTAAAATTTGAGATATGGAAATGATATTTGTAATATGGGTTTTGATTGTCGCAACCGTGGCGGCGTTCCTTTTATCCCTTTTGAAAAAATGGGGCGTTATTGAATACGTCCAAGTTCACGGCAACGACTTTTTCGCAAAGATGTTCAATTGCGGCTTTTGCTTATCATGGTGGGCGGGGGTCGCTTTGTCGGTTCTGTTTGCGATATGTACCGGGAACCCGTGGTTGTTATTGGTTCCTTTTTGTTCAACCGCCATAACCCGTATATTGATATGAGAACAACGACGATTGGAAAACGGGCGGTTGTGTTGTACGATAGTATCGACGAATTGCCAATGTTGCGATTTCATGCGTATAACAAAGCGTTGTTAATCGACGCCGGGGTTGGTTCCGACCTTAACGATTGGGACACGCATATTGAAAAGACAATCCGATTTATCCGAGGCAATAAACCGGAGTTGGCGGAAAAGGAATTGGATAATATGCGGCAAAACGTGTATTTCATTCAAACGGATATGTCGCCCCGGTATTTGGCTTTTTGCGCTTTGGTTAAGAGCGTGGACGGAACCGAATACAACGATATGACGCCGGACGGATTGCAAAAGGTATTACAATTGTTCGACGATGCACCGAACGCCGAGTTGACCGCCCAATTGGAAGCGGTCAAAAAAAAAATAGATGAAGAATTGCAATTGTATTTTCCTAAACTATTCGACGATGCCACGGTTAAAGAGTATTACGACCAATTGAAGCAACGCACGATGTTAATGTTGGATGCGATAATACAGGGGGACGAAAGCGACAAACGGGCGGAAATAGACCATATTACGACGTTGTTGTTGACTTATACAAAACCCCAATCGTTTAGCGGGTCGGATAGCATGGAAATACAATACGACAAGCAGTTTGAAAATATGTGTTTGATGTTGTCCCAACATTTGCACGTAAACCCAAAATCGTTTACCGTATTGGAGTATTACAACGCATTTGAGTACATTAAACAGGCGACAAAGCCAAAGAACCCGAAAGCGGGGCGAAATTAGCCCGTTTCCGGCGTTGTTTGGTTCCGAAGGATAAATTGTATTACCGAGAAAAGAAAATTGAAATACGGACAAATTTCTCGAAAATAACAAAGTAATAATTGGCGTTATGACAGACAATAACAACCCGATAAAATATAGTGATTTGGTAAAGCCGGATAATTCGATTACCGACCTTATCAACCAATTAGACCAACTTTCCGACGCCTATATGAACACTCTAAAAAACATAAAGAGTGAGGCAATAAGCGTTCGGGCGGCATTGGCGGGCGTATCCGGGGCGACCGAGGACGGGCGCAAAACCATTAAGGGCGCAACAACCGATACCGACCGTTTGACCCGTGCGGCACGGGATTTGGCATTTGCGGAAAGCGAGAACGCAAAGCGTTTGGCGGAATTGAAGCAAGCCCAAAAGGAGCAAAACGATATAAACAAACTTGTTATCCGGTTGAACCAATCCGCCGAGGGTTCATATAACAGGTTGTCGGCGCAATATTCCCTAAACAAAATATACCTTAACAACATGACGGTTGAGGAAAGGGAGGCGACCGAGGAAGGGCGCAAGTTGGTGCAAGAAACAAAAGCGATTTACGAGGAAATGAAGCGGTTACAAGAAGCGACTGGGAAAACGTCGTTAAACGTAGGTAACTATTCCGATGCCGCCAAAGGTTTAACGACCCAAATAGAGAACCAAACGAAACAATTAGCATTGTTACGATTGGAGGGCAAACAAGGAACCGCCGAATATCAGCAATTGAGCAAAGAAACCGCCATATTGCGGGATGCCGTCCGGGATGCAACAAAGGAAATTACCAACATGGCGTCCGATACGTCTAATTTAGACGCCGTATTGAGTTTTGCGGCGGGTGCGTCCGGTGGCTTTGCAGCATTTACCGGGGCAATGGAATTGTTCGGGGCGGAAAGTGAGGACGTACAAGAGGCGCAAAAGAAGTTACAGGCGGTAATCGCTATTACGACCGGAGTACAGGCGATACAAAATGCCGTGCAAAAGCAATCGGCGGTTATGTTGGGTATTTCCCGTATCCAAATGGCAGCATTGAGCAAAGCGCAAGTTTATAACCGCCTTGTTACCATGCAGGGGACAAAGGCGACGTTGGCGGCGACCGTGGCGCAAAAGGCGTTCAATCTTATTGCGTACGCCAATCCTTACGTCCTGTTGGCTTTGGCATTAGTTACCGTTATCGGGGCGTTAGTCCTGTTTGCGTCCAATACCGACAAATCGGCAAAGAACCAACAGAAGTTGAACGAAGCGCAAAAGGTTTGGTTGGACTATTTGGAAACCGAGGCAACCGAAATGAGCCGAGTAAGCAACGAGCGTGTCGCCCAATTGAACCAGGAATTAAACGTTGCCAAAGCCCGAAACGCTTCATTGTCCGAAACCCGAAAGATTGAGGACGAAATATTGGAGGAACGCACAAAGGCGCACAACAAATCGGTCGGTTTTTACGGTCAAGAATTAGACGATTTAGAGGCGAACCGGGCAAAGTTGAAACAATTACATGAAATGTTATTGCAGGTCAATACAGCCAAAGCCCGTGGCGATAGTAAAATTAGAATTGACGTCGATTTGGACGGTAAGATTGACAAAGTAAAGGTTGATGATGCAATTGACGCAATACAGGGGCAAATCGACAACGTGGGACGTGCCGTTGATATTGCCGTTAATCTGAAAACCGAGGGGGCGGATTTGGACGCCGAAAGGAAAATACAGGCGGCACAACGTCAACAGGAAAACCGGAACGCCGCCAAAGCGGAAACCGATATTTTGCGTAAAGCCGAGGACGTCCGGATTGCCTTAATAAAAAATTCGTTCGACCAACAGAGGGCGCAACGTCAAGCCGCCAACGCCCGTGCGATTGCCGACATACAATTGCAGTTGAGGACGGAAACCAATTTAACGGTTAAGGCACGCAAAGCGTTGAACGACCAAATTGTTTTATTACGGGAACAATTGGCGGTTGATATGGTAGATATTGCCAATAACCAACGGGCGGCGGAATTATCCGCACAACGGGCAACACAGGACGCCCAAATTGCATTAATGGCAGAGGGTGCGGAAAAGCAACGGGAACAATTGCGGGTTGAGTATGAAAGGCAAATACAGGACATTAACACCCGGTTAGAAACCGAGCGGGGATTAACTGAAACGCAAGTTGCCGAATTGCTTAACCAACAATTACTTTTGCAACAACAATACGCAAAGAGTTTAGGCGAATTGAACGACCAAATTACAATAGACCAAATGCAAGCCGCCGCCGACCGGACTCAATTACAATTAGACGCCGCCCGTGAGGGTTCGCAGGAGGAAATAAATTTGCGTATTCAGTTGTTACAGCAACAACGGGCAATCGAATTGGCGCAAAACAGGCAGTTAGCCGAGGACGTCCGCCAATCCGAGGCGGATATTAACGCCAAATATGATGCCGAGATATTGAAGCAAACGACCGAGTTAAACAACCAACGGGCGTTATTGATATTCGACCAAACACAAGCGTTGGAGGCGTCCGAGTTCGATTTGTTGCGTAACAGCGAGGAACGCAAAACCCGGTTCCGATTAGACCAAGAAAAGAAACGATTGCAAAAGATTTTAGAATTGAATAAAACCGCCGGGGTTAAAATGACAGACGCCGAGGTTAAGACAATCCAAAATACAATCGCCAAAATCGACCAAGAAATTGAAAAGAGCAAAGGCGATGAACGGGGCAACGATATATACGGTTTATTTGGGTTGAATTTGGACGACGACCAAAAAGAGGCAATAAGTACGTCCGTGTCGTTTGCAATGGAACAATTACAAACATTTTTGGATGCAAAGTTAGCCGCCGCCGATGCCGCCGTTACCGCCGCCGACAAAGAAGTTGACGCAAGCCAACGCCGTTTGGATGCCGAATTGGAAGCAAGGGCGAACGGTTATGCGTCGAATGTAGTTGCAGCGCAAAAAGAGTTAGATTTGGCACGTAAGACACAGGAAAAAGCCATAAAAGACCAACAGAAAGCGCAAAAGGCACAACAGACAATCCAAACAATCCAACAAATCGGAAATCTTGTAACGGCGTCCGCTTTGATTTGGTCGCAATTGGGGTTCCCGTTTGCAATCCCGGCAATTGCTATAATGTGGGGTTCCTTTGCCGCCTCTAAAATCAAAGCCGCCCAATTATCAAAATCAGCGACCGGGGAGGGTTCGGAGAGTTACGGCGATGGTACGGTTGAATTGTTGGCGGGCGGTTCCCACCAATCCGGGGACGACGTGGATTTAGGAACCAAACCGGATGGAACCCGGAGGCGTGCCGAGGGCGGGGAATTTTTCGCCGTTATCAATAAACGTAATTCCCGCCGTTTCCGTCGTTTAATCCCGGACGTAATAAATAGTTTGAACCGGGGAACATTCCCCCAAAAGTACCTTAATGCCTACAATACCGACGGCGTAAATGTAACGGTTCAACAAGATAACGCACCGGATTTGCGGGATTTAAAAGACGATGTAAGGGAGATTAAGGAACAAAACCGCCGCCGTCGTTACGTCGATGGCAACGGCAATGTTATTGAGGTTTACAAGAATTTGACACGTAAAATTAAAAATTGATATGAACCCGATTTATAGACATTCATTTGTAAATGCGTTTTTAGCGAACGGGGAGATAAGTAAAACAACCGGGAACATAAACGGGGATAGTACAAATTACTATTATACCCGTACATTTATCCCGGTTAGTAACGTGTACCCCCGCAAATTGTTTCAGAATTTCACCACGCAATCCGGGGGCGTATTTTACGATAGCAATAAAAAGATTATCGACGGTTGGGGGAGCAGCCCGTCCGCCACAAATACGGAATTTGACATACCAAGCAATGCCGCATATATCCGGTTTAATGTATACAAAGCGCAATACGCCAACGGGACGGCATGGTTGAAGTTGGGGACGTTGGACGCCCCGAACGTCTTACAAGGTCAAACCGTGCATCCGATTTATAAGGACGATTTGGCAAAAGAGTACGAATTAGAAACCAACCAACGGTTTTATCGTGCCAAGTTATCCGGCAAAATTACCTTTGTCCGGGACGATTACGACTACATTAACCGTCAATCGTTCGACAATGAATTTTTGTATTGCATTGAAAAGAGCGACGACGGCGGGCGTACATGGTTCCAATACTTTCAAGGTAAGTTCATGAAAACCGATTGCACGTTTACCGATTACGATAAAAAGGTAGTTGTACAACCGGATTCAGTCGACGATTATAACGACGTGTTGGCGGGATTAGAAAAGGAATACAATTTAATAACGTTAGCCCCGACAATCCAACAGATAACGATAAACAAGCGTCCATTAATTCAAATATACGCTCCGGGGGATAGTGTTGTTTCTTGTTTTTTGGGCGGTACGAATTGGGAACAAGACGCAAACGCCACGACCGACCAAAACGCACTAATACAAACCTATCATTTTGCACTATGTAATATTTTGAAAGAAATACAAATTACGTCGCACGGTTCCCCGGCGGTAATATCCGGGCTTTATACCGGACGAATGGCGACGGGTGCAAGTTCAGCCGTTTTCGAGGGAAAATTATACCCGGAATTAAACGTAAATTATTATATCTATATTTCGCAACAAAGAATTGGCGGTTTACCGTTGGGGAATGCTGTGGTCGAGATACGCAAACAATCCGATGATACGGCAATGTTTCGTTATACAAAGATTACAACGTCGCCTTTTGATACATTGGAGTTTGATTTAACCGCTGTTAAGGATTCCGGCGCAACGGGTACAATGCACGCCGATATGAAAAGTTATAATATATACGCCCGGTATTTGTGCGACGTGGAGAAAATCGACGACCTTAATACATATCCATTGCCCGCCGATGATATAGTTGATAATAACCGTAATTATAGGCGTGCGATTGGTTACACAATCGACGTGGCGTTTATTTCAAACAACTTTTCAGATACCCCGACCGAGTGGGGATTAGCGGACAACGGAAAGTATTTTGCGCCGCCTTATTCCATATACGGGCAAACGTTTTATCCAATAGCCCGGTCAACGTGGCGTTATGCGTCGTTATGGTTTGGGTTTTATTTGGTAGATTGGATATTAGAGAAAAAAGCACGAAAAGCATATACTTTGCGGGATGCGTTCCCGGTTGCGTCTTGTATATCCGTTTTGCTCAATCAGATTGCACCGGGTATAACACACGCAGCCACGGCGGAATACAGTCAATTTTTATACAGCGGTAAAAACCCAATATCCAAGTTGAATTTCCGTTTGCTTGTATCACAGAAAACCAATATTATAAACGGGGAATATCAGCAACCCGCACAAAAAGCCCCGACGACCTTACAACAATTTACCAATATGTTACGGGATTGTTTTAAATGTTATTGGTTCATTGAGGACGGCAAATTTAAAATCGAACATATCCAATATTTCCGCAATGGCGGTTCCTATTCCGGCGGGGCTATATTAAGCCACGATTTGACAAAGGAATTGAATTTGCGCAACGGGAAACCGTGGGCGTTCAACACGTCGGAATATTCGTTTGATAAGGTCGATTTGCCGGAACGTTACCAATTTGAATGGATGGACGACGTTACGGCGGCATTTGAAGGGTTGCCGATACAAGTAATAAGCAAGTATGTAACGCCCGGAAAGATTGAGGAAATTAATATATCAAACTTTACGTCCGATATTGATATGATGTTGTTAAAACCCGGCAATATGAGTTCGGACGGGTTCGCCTTGTTTGCCGTCGTTCCGCCAACGTCCGGGGCGCAATGGATATTACCATTTACCCGCCAAACTATTAACGGGGTCAAATACTTTTTGCAAAACGGATATTTGGCGTTTATCAATCTGCAATCCCCGTATTGGTTATATGATTTACCCGCCCGTCGTGTATCAATAAACGGTTCCGAGGTTTACGCATACGGTATTGAGAGAAAGAAGAAACAAACGTTTAGTTTTCCGGCAAATGACGACCCAAACCCGATGCAACTAATAAAAACGTATATCGGTAACGGTCAAGTTGATAAATTAAGCGTAAATTTGTGTAGTCGAAACATTAAAGCAACGTTGAAATATGATACAGAATAACGATGTAAGCGTATTGCCGTGGTACACGTCAATAGATATGATACAGAATAACAATATAAGCGTATTGCCGTGGTACACGTCAATAGACCAACAAAACCACCGAAAAAGTTACGCATACGGGCAAATATACCCCTTATTTACCCCGGCAAATACAATGTTGCCTTTTCAGATTATGCGGGCAACCCGTGCAAATGCCGTGTTGTCCGTTCGGTTATATCGTAAAGAGGGTACATTGGTTGCGGATATAACCCAATACGCAAAGGATACAGGATTGCAAGTTGTCCGGTTTCCGTCGTTGAATTATGACGTTATTGTTTATCCCGGCGTGTTGCCAATGCCATTAAATACGCCCGACGGGATATATTACGCCACATTGTCCGACGGTGCGCAAACGTGGTATTCTGAAATGTTCACGATTGTACAGGACGTTAGCGGGTATCTTAAAATTGAATGGTTTGATATTGAAAACGCAGTATTTGACGCCGGAACAATTGTATATCAAGACCTCGCATTTAGAAACGTTTTATATCTTTGCACGCAGTTAGGAAAGCCGGAATATAAGTTTGACGAAGAGGGCGAGGAAAGGGACGGTTATTTTTTCCCGGAAAAACAAATATCGGTAAAGACGTTCAAATGTACTATATTGGCACCGGAATACTTATGCGATGTTATGCGTTTTATTCGTATGGCTGATTATATACACATAACGGATAAATACGGCAGGGAATACGATTGCGACACGTTTCTAATTACCCCAAAATGGCAGACGCAGGGAGATTTGGCGAGCGTGGAAATAGAATTTCAGACAGCAACCGTCGTTAAAAAAATAGGTCGTGGATATTTAGGGGCAAATATTGGCGATTTTAACAGCGATTACAATAATGATTTTAATAACGATTAAATTAATTAATTATGGCGAATTATCAAAAATTAAAACAAGCGATTGCGGATGTTATAAAAACAAATGACAATCAAGAGATTACCGGAGCAATTTTGCAAAGTACGTTGTTATCTATTGTCAATGGAATAGGAGTAAACAGAACATTTGCGGGTATAGCGACGCCAACAACCGTGCCGGGAACCCCGGACGCAAATGTTTTCTATTTAGCCGCCCAACCGGGGGTGTATGTGAATTTCGATAACATTACGTTTGTGGATTTCGATTACATTACGGTCAACCCCGCAGAATTGGCGGTAATTGTCAATACGACGTCCGGTTGGTCGAAAACTACTATTGTTGCAGATATGGCGGCGTTTGCAACTTTCAAAACCGGGGCGTTCGATATAATAAGCGGTTGGATAACCAAATTTGACGGAACCGGGGGTTGTGGCTTTGATATGATTTCTTTGGAACAATCCGGGGATAGTATCGAAATTGTTGTTACGCCGGGGTTTTCGTCGGGAGATAATATGTATTCTTTCACAGGAAAGAAAAACGACGCATTCGGCGGAATTAGCATTTCGGGCAGTATAATGAATATGCGGGATGATGCGGGTAATTTCCTATTAGGAGCGGGCGGCATAACGCTTAACGGCATGGTAAAAACCAAAATCAAAATTGAAGTCGTCGCAACGAATTACAATGTATATGTTGACGACGTTTTGAAACGTACCGTTGCGTTTTCCAAAATGACGTTTAATCGCATGGGTTACGCTTGTCCGAAGTTTGGTTATTGGGTTGGGTTAGTGCATAGCATTAAAACCAATCAAAGGGGAACCGTTGCCGAATACACAACCGTTGACAAATTGCCGGGGTTTGTGAATGACGACGGAACCGGGGCGAAAATGTGGAACGAAAGCGGTTCTTTTTTAGACCCGAAAACAAAACAGTTTTTGGAAAGCGTCGGAGGCGTTGCAATTGTTTTTAAGGCGGGCGATAGCGGATATTTAACCGCTAATCGTGATGTTTACACGTTAAACGAGGTTGGCGACTATGTGGAAACGGTTGTTGCTAATCCTATTGTTGCACCAAACAACGGTTCCGGTATCCGAATATTTGGCGGAACCATGACATCCGGGGGATATAATGCAGGTGGTTTTTATTTCCGGTCAAATTCAAATTCCGGGAGCGATTACCGTGTTTGGGGTTTGCCCGCCGGATTCGACCAAAAACAATACCATTTAATCAGATTGGCGCACGCCGCCGACGGTTGGGAATTATTTGTTGACGGTGTAAGTATGGGAGTTAAGCCGATTTCGACGAACGCAAATATACAATGGATTGGAAAGGTAAATGTAGCAACGACCCCGCAATACAATATCGGTTCGGTAACGGTACATTCTAACGCCGTCGGCGATATAACCGTTGGCGCATATTCGTTGTTTGAAAATTCGACAGGTTCGCCAACCTTTTTGCAAATCCCCGATGAAACAATGAATATATTGATGAAATTAACAACGGTTGAAAATCAAACCGCCGTTAATACGCAAACAATATCAACCATTGTGTCCGCTTTTTCAAATGGGTATTATTCATCGTACAACTCAACGGATGCACTTTCAAAAACCACGCTTATAACCCCGGTTCAAATTAAGGACGTCGGGGATTACGTGGAAATATACGCACGGTACACGGGTTCAAAAGCGGGATATGCTGACAAACTTAATTTAATGGCAGGTCTCAAGAACTCCCGGTTCGGTTGGTATTCAGATACGCAATTTTGGATACGTAATAGAACGACGTATGTAGAATGGAATAATTTAACCGCTAATATCGCCGAATGGAATAAAATACGCTTATCCGTTGTTGCCGGGGGTTGGGAGTTATTTATTAACGATGTAAGTCAAGGCGTGCGGGCGATGGCGGAAACTGACGGCATGACGTTTAAGGGGGTTGCCACATCCGGCGAATCGCCGCAAAAATATGACGTTCAATATTTGAGTTTCCACAATGCAAGCGGCGATATAAGGATTGCACCGTTGGCAATGTATCCCGGTTCTCAAAATGTGCTATTAGTAACACAAGAAGAAAACGACACGTCGGTTGTTAATCCGGTATGTATGGTTAAGTTCGTTAAATATACGGGCGGCACAAATAGCTCACAACGGGATTATTTCGATATTGCAATGAGGGATAAGCAAAACCAAAACATTTACTATGTTATGCGTGTTACAAATACTAATTCCGTTGGCATGGCATCCGACCCGATATCTTATAGTAACCAATGGCGTATCGTACAGGGGTATTTAGCCCGTTATAGTCCAACGAATGGCGCAATGACTACTTTATACAATGCCATAATTACCGTGGGGGAAAGTGAATGCGTTTGGCAGGACACAAGCGGCGGAATAGTTGATTTTACGGGCGGAGCCCACGGAGACGAACGATTGGACGTTGACCCGGATAGTTTCGTTACATTCTTTATTGACGGCGTGGCGTTAACGGATGCGTTCCGAGATGCGACGAGCGATTGGATAAGGTGCAACGAATTTTCGTATTTGCAACGTTCCACAATGCACAAAACCGCAAGGAGGCAAGCAAATTATGATACGGGATTAAGTGCGGCGACCGGGGACGGCGTATTGACTATTGACCAAACAACATATCATTTTCTTATTGACGGCGTGGATACGGGAATTGTGGCATACGATACAAACGGTATGTTAACGAGTACTGACGGGCTGACGACCTCAAAAACCGGGTCGAATACGTGGGCGATTAGTTCCGTTATTGTCCTTTCAGACCATGCGATTGTATGCGACCATTGGAAACATACTATTTTTACGAATTGCGGATATACAACGAACAATCGTTTAACGTTCCGGGTTGCCGTTCCCTTATTTTGGTATCACGGGATTTCATGTGTTGGCAAACAGGTATCCAATAAAGGTTATAATGAAAAATATATTATAACCGATTATACCGGATCGGGCAAATCCCCCGCACCAACAACCGGGGTTGGAAACCGTCAATATTGGGCGTGGCATACGGACAATATGTTGTCGGCAAAGGTTACAAGCCGTTTGATTAAAGGGGGCGACGATGCAAGTTGTTATATGTTCATTTGGGACACACCGGGATATTCCAAGTATTACCGCCGTTTCCCGTCTAAAAATGGAACAATAACCCCGGAGGTTAACGATACATACGAAAGTACAATGACGGTCGAATTTAACTATAAAGCCCAATGAAGCAAGAACGTAACATTATCAACGGAACAACCACGGCGGTTGACAACCGCACGGAATTTATGTTGTGCGAGATTATAAAGCAATAACCAAAACGGGGGCGGTTTACCGCCGCCCCTTAACTCTTTATTTATGGACGATATGGATAAAATTTTTAGTTGGGAACAATGGCGTATGATATTCGCCACGACCGCAAGCCCGTTATTTGCATATCTGACCCCGACGGCGGGGTTTATGTATGCGTTAGTTATTATGTTTGCGTTCAACATTTGGGCGGGAATGAGGGCGGACGGCGTGGCGATAAGGAATTGCAAACGCTTTTTGTTCCATAAGTTTAAGAACGCATTGGCGGAATTGCTTTTGTACGTCGTTATTATACACGTCATTTATTCCGTTATGTTGCAATGTGGCGACGACGGGGCGGCAATGATTGTTATTAAGTCGATTACATACGTGTTCATGTATGTATATTTGCAAAATGCGTTTCGCAACTTAATTAAGGCATACCCGAAGAAAATAGCCTTACGGATAATATACCATGTTATCCGGTTGGAATTTACAAGGGTTTTGCCGTCGCATTTGCAACCGATAATTGACAGATTGGAAAAAGAATTTGGGGACGACCCCGACAAAAACAATAAAAAGAAAGGAGAAAACGAAAATGAGTAAATAAATAATTATATTTGCAACGGGGATAGGCGGAGTAATTAACCGACCGAAAGGGCAAGCCAACAGCCCGTCCCCGTTTCTTATTTGTTGGCAGTTCTTAAAAGTTGGCAATTATGGAAAATGAAATTTGGAAAGATATTCCCGGATATGCAGGGATATATCAAGTTAGTAATTATGGGCGTGTAAAGTCTTTGCCTAAAAGTTATATTATTTGTAACAAGTATGTTGTTACAGCAAAAGAAAAAGTGTTGAAACAACGTAAAGTAAAAGGTTATAAAATTATAGAATTAAATCATAAAGGAATTGCAAGGCGTTTCCCGGTTCATGTATTAGTTGCAAAAATGTTTATACCAAATCCAAACAATTATACCGAAATAGACCATATAGACACGGATAGGGCAAATAATAAATTTTCAAATTTGCGTTGGTGTACACATTCTATGAACATGAATAACCCAATTACAAAGGAAAAAATACGTAATATACCAAGAATAAAAGGGAAAGAAAATCCATTGTTTGAGGGGAAAAGCCCGGACGCAAAAGCAGTAATTCAATATGACATGAAAAATAACATTGTGGCTAAATATAACAGCGTACACCAAGCAGCAAGAAAAAACGATTTTAGTTATAGTTGTATTGCAAGGGTATGCAGAGGCGAAAGAAAAACATATAAAAAATTTAAATGGAGTTATGAAACAGAAAGTAATTATTCTTGATGGAGGTCACGGCGTGGATTGTGCCGGAAAACGTTCCCCCATTTGGGGGGACGGTTCCCAATTGTTTGAATGGGAGTTTAACCGTGACATTGTACGCCGTATTGCGGCGATGTTAAAAGCCGATGGCGTAAAGTTTGAAATTTTGGTACCGGAGGAAACCGACGTATCATTACCGGAGCGTTGCCGCCGTGCAAACGTTATCCATGCGGATTGCGGCAACAACGCCGTTTTGTTTAGCGTTCACGGGAACGCCGGAGGCGGCACCGGGTGGGAATGTTATACCAGCGTAGGACAAACGAAAGCGGATGCAATCGCAACCGTACTTTGTAATGAGGCGGAAAAAGAGTTTGCCCCGGATGGTTGGAAAATGCGCTTTGACCATACCGACGGCGACCCGGACAAAGAAAACCAATTTTACATTCTGAAACATACGGTTTGCCCGGCGGTATTATCTGAAAACTTTTTCATGGATACCGAAAAAGATTGCCGTTTTATGTTGTCAGACGCCGGGCGTGAACGTATTGCAAAAATTCATTATGAAGCGATAAAACGTATCTTATGAAAAAATATTTAATAATAGCGGCAATTGCTTTGGCGGTTTCCGCCGTTGTCACTATATGGGTGCAACGTTCCCGGATTAATACGTTGACCGGGGAAAGGGACAAATACAGAACCAACACGGAAACGTTATTGCAGGAAGTTTCCCGGTACCAAACGAAAGATAGTTTGAACGCCGCCAAAGTTGGGGTTTTGGAACTGAAATTGTCAGAGTTTGAAAAATACCGGGCGAGCGATGCGGAGTTGATAAAGACGTTGCAGACAAAGAACCGGGAGTTGGAACGGGTTACAACAACCCAAATGGAAACAATCAACGAATTGCGGGCAACCGTCCGGGATAGTGTTGTATATTTGCCCGGCGATACGGTTACGACCGTTTTACGATGCGTCGATATTGTCGAACCGTATTTTGAGTTGCACGGATGCGCCACGCCGGACGGACAATTTACCGGGACGCATATAAACCGGGATAGTCTGTTGATTGTCGAAACGGTGCAATACAAACG